CTCGATGTTCCGCTACGCCGAATACATGAGCAAGACGTTTGGTCCGCAGGCCGCGTTGATGCTGCTAAAACCAGCAAAGTTTGGTGGAAAAGCCGCAGAGCTATTGCATTTGCCAGCAGATCTCATACCATCGGAGGACGAATGGAAACAGCTTCAACAATACATCATGCAAATCGCGGCGCAACAGTTCGCCCAATCGGGCGCGCAGGCGCCGGCAGCGGGAGTATAGCATGAGCTGGGCTGAATTAGAGAACATCGGCCGCGCACCATCGGCGGAAGAGCAAGAGGCAGCCGCCAAGGCGCAAGCCAATATTGTCAGCGATTTCGTTTCGGTGTTTACGACGCCACAAGGGCGCCGCGTGCTACAATACCTGCGCGATAACACCATCGAAAAACCGACTTTCGTTCAGCCGATGCCCGGTAGCGATGGGTTTGCCATGCAAAAAGGGCAGGATCTGCGCGAGGGGGAAAACAACCTGGTGCGCCGGATTGAAAAAATGATTAAACAAGGAGGCGTTGAGCTATGAGCATGATGAACATTGGAGCAGCTGGTGCCGGCGATGCCGGCAAAGGTGCAGGTAGCGGCGCGGATGATGCCGAAAACAAGAACGGCCAGGGTGCCGCCGGCGCCGGCGATGCCGGCAAGGGCGATGCAGGTGCCGGCGATACCGGCAAAGGCGCAGGCGAGGCCAAGCATGACGGCGAGTTTGATGTCAACGCCATTGGGGAAGACCTGAAAAACGGCGATGTTTACAAAAATGGTCTGTTTTTCGGCAAATACAAAACCCTGGGAGAAGCCGCCAAGGGCCTGAAAGAAATTACCGGCCAGGTGCGCAACGCCGAGAAGGCGCCGGATGAATATGATTTCAGCAAGCTGAAGGTGGAGGGCCATGATGGGCTGACGGTGGACAAGGAAGACCCCATTGCCAAGGCCCTTTTGCCGGTGATGAAGGAATTGAACCTGCCGCAAGCCACCGTTGAAAAGCTGGCAGCGGCTTACCTGCCGGCCTTTATGGGCACGCAGATTGACCCGAAAAAAGAAATGGAGGCGCTTGGTAAAGACGGCGACGCCATGATTAAAAACTTTAACGAGGCCACTGCCAACGCGCCCAAGGAAATCAAGGACGCGCTTGACCGGTTGGATTTCACAGCCGACCAGCTGCGGGTGCTTAACTGGGCGCTGGCAGGCAAGGTTGAGGCGGCGATCCCCGCCCGCACCACCACGACGCCTACCGAAAGCGCTGCTGCGCTGAAGGACAAGGCCTTTGCGTATAAAACGCAACATGCCAAAACTATCGAAAGTAACGAAGAACAGCAGAAAGAATACCAAAACCTTATGGATGCCTGGGCGCGGGCCGACGATGCGGAGAAGTCTAAGAAGTGACAGAATAAACACACAACTGATGCTGTTGTGTTGAGGGTGGCTTGCACAAGCCACCCTTTTTTTGCATCGTGAACGTATTGCGACGCGTGCACACCCGACCTTGGCGGCGGCCACGATAAGCGAAGAGGCCCGGCGGCGCCGCAAGCCGCAAGTTTCTGGCCCCAGCACATGGGCACACCCAGGCGACGACAGGCAACACCGGTAACGGTGGAAGTAAAACCAAGGAAGGATGGATAAAATGTCCAAGAACCTTAGCAACTTGGCCGTCAAGCAATTTGAGGCCGAAGTTCATCACGCATTCACGGCGGTGGCCAGCGAGAGTTACCAAATGCTCGCCCGCACTCGCTTCATCAAAGCCAACAAAACGCAGTTCCCTGTGTTCGGTTACAGCACCATGCGCCCGCACGTCAAAGGCGTGCCGATCGCGCCTGCTAACGGTGCCCGCACCCCAATCGAAGTGTCGTTGAGCCGCTTTGCCATCATGGATGTCACCGACATCTTCGACAACGCCGAAGTCAACTTCAGCGAGCGCGAAGAGTTCACCAAGTCTATGGCCAACAGCTTCAAGAACCAAGGTATGCAGGTTCTGATTGACGCTTTGGTTGCCGGCACTGCGCAAAAAACCATCCCGAACAATATCTCCGGGACGGCCGATAACCTTACCATCGCTGCGCTTCGTGCTGCCGCGACGGCGCTGGACGAAAAAGGCGTACCGAACGACGGCGGCCGTATTCTCCTGTGCCCTGCCAGCTCCATGCACGCGCTTACCCGCGAGCCTGAAGCCACCAGTAGTGACTTCGTGAACAAGCAGGTCATGAACAAGGGCGCCCTGCCCGACCTCTACGGCTTCAAAATCATCCCGATCGGGACGATGGAAGAAGGCGGCCTGCCGGTGTCTGGCGGCAATGCAACCTGCATGGCCTACCACACCCGCGCGGTTGGTCTGGCGGTCGGTGTCAACCAGGAGGTCACGGTCGACTGGGAAAACACCTACGGCATGTGGTCTGTTGCCGGGTTCCTGTCTGCTGGCGCAAGCGTCATCGACAGCAACGGCTTCGTGAAGATCACGGTGAAGGTCAGCTAACGCTGAACGGATAAAGGGCCGGTGACGCAGGGTTGCCGGCCCCGCCCCAATAACCCCTGCACCAAAAAAGGGTAAGATCATGGCTTTTGATAAAACCAAACTCTACAAACGGAGTGCCAACTACACCGGCATGAAAGACTGGGGTTACGACGCGGGGGCAGATACCATCGCCACTGTGAACACCGACGGTTATTTCACCGCCGCCTACAAGGATCTTGAGGTGGGTGACAGCATCCGCGTCAAATCCTCCAGCGGCACCGTCTATACTGACGTGCTGGTGTTGAGCAATACCTACGACGCCGTAGCCGGCACCGGCAGCGTGGACGTAAGCGACGGCGTGACGATTACGCTGACCGACAGCGACTAATCCGCTCCTCGTAAACCTGATATGGGGGGCGGTATTCCCGCCCCCGTATCTTATGAAAGTTACTGATCATGCCCGTCGTCGCCCTTGACATCGCCATTTGCAACAGCGCCCTGCTTCTACTGGGAGCCGACGAGATCAACACATTTGAGGACGAAACCGACGAGGCCAAAGTGTGCGCCGCGATTTACCCGCGCACGGTTGCCGCATTGATGGAGCTTTACCCCTGGCGCTTCAGCATGAAGCAGGCCAGTCTGAACAAGATTACCGGCTTTACCCCGCTGATTGGCTTTGCCAACGCCTTCCAACTGCCCACCGACCGCCTGCGTGCGGTATTTAAGCCCTACACCACCCTGGAATATCGCATTTTGGGGGACAAGGTTTACACCAACGCCGACGAGTTCAAGATGGAATACCAATACCGCGCGCCTGAAGCGGTATGGTCGGAAAGTTTTTCCCGCGCAGTGGAGTTTGACATGGCCCGCGCCTTGGCGGTGGCCTTGCTGGAAGACGACAGCCGTGCCGACCGTTACGAAAAACTGGTGCGCCAGCAGCTGCAACGCGCCAAATCGGTGGACGGGCAACAACAGCAAGGCGACGAGCCGGACGACAGCCAGTTCAGCCTGATTTCGGCGCGGTGGTAGCATGAGCGCCATCAAGATTGTCCAATCGGCCTTTGTGGCAGGGGAGGTTTCCCCAAATGTTTATGGCCGCGTCGACCGCGATTTTTATTTCAAGGCCCTGCAAAAAGCCCGCAACGTGTATGTGACACCCCAAGGTGGGGTGCGCCGGCGCGAGGGCATGGGGATGGTGGCCGAAACGCCCAGCAGCGTGCAGGTGCGGCTGGTGGAGTTCAGCTTTGGCGACCCTGGCACCGGCCCGCAAGACTACCTGCTGGAGTTCTCGCCCCAGCGGATGCGGGTGTTTAAGGCTGACGTGCTGGTGGCAGATTTTGATAGCGGCGACGACGCCGATCTGACGGTGCTGACGGCGCCGGTGATTGCGGCAATGGATTATACCCAGTCGGCCGACACCTTGCTGTTGACGCACAAAAGCATCCAGCCGCTGAAGATCACCCGCACGTCGGATACCGCCTGGACATTTGAGCCGACCACCCTTGAAAACATCCCGACCTTTGCTTTCAGCGGGCCAACCGTTACCAACCCCGCACAAACCCTTACCCCTTCCGCCACCACCGGCGAGATTACGCTGACGGCCGGCGGCGGTTCGGTATTTGTGGCCGGAGACGTAGGGCAATACGTGGTGGTGAACCGGGGGCTGGTGCGGATTACAGAATATACCAGCATTACGGTCGTCAAAGGTTTGGTGGTGAGTGACCTTTCCAGCGTGACCGCGGCTGCATCGGGCGCGTGGGATTTGGAGCGCGGCTATGAGGCAGTGTGGAGCAACACGCGCGGCTGGCCGGCAGCGGTGACGTTCTTCCGGGGACGGCTTTACTTTGCCGGCGGATCGCGGCCGCAAACGGTGTGGGGCAGCAAAGTGGGCGACTTCTTTGACTTTGATCAGGGCAGCGGCCTGGATGCCGATGCGCTGGAGTTTACGCTGGACGACGACGGGGTGAACGCCATTCACCACATGTTCCCCGGCCGCACGCTGCAAATCTTCACCAAGGGCGGCGAGTTTTTTGTGCGCAGCAGCACCACCAAGCCGATTACGCCCAACAACATCGTTGACCTGGTGGAACGGGCAACCCGGCATGGCAGCGAAAGCATCCGACCGGTTGAGGTGGAAGGGGTAACAATTTTTGTAGAGCTGGGTGGCGCGGTGGTGCGGGACTGGGTTTACGACGACAGTCAGCAAAGCTATACCAGCCAAGCCATTTCGGACTTTGCAGACCACCTGATCCGCTCGCCGGTGGACATGGTAGTGCGGCGTTCCAAAACCGGCATGGCCTGGGACAATGTGTTCATCCCCAACGCCGACGGCACCATCGCCGTGCTGAACATCAAGCGGGCGCAGGAGTTCCAGGCCTGGAGCCTGTTTGATACGCAGGGTTTGGTGGAGCAAATGAAGGTGGTGGGCAAGACGGTTTACCTGGTAGTGGTGCGTGACATCGACGGCACCGACAAACGCTTCATCGAAGTTTTCGACCCGGATCTGAAACTGGATTGCTCACTGCTGAAAACCAGCGTCACCGCCACCACAAGCTGGACTGGCTTTGGCCACCTGAACGGGCAGGACGTATGGGTGTTCGGCGACGGCTACGTGCTGGAGAACGAAACGCCCGCGAGCGGCAACATCACCAGCAGCGAGGATGTGTTCAAACTGGAGGCCGGGTTGTTTTTTGCCGCCAGCATCCAGCCCCTTAACCCGGACGCAAATGTGGGCGGCAGGACACTCACCGGCGACAAGAAACGCATCGCCTACGTAAATCTTTTGCTGAAGGACTGCCGCGAGCTTATTGTGAAAATGGGAACAAAACAGTATGAACCGCCCTTCCGCGAGTTCGGCGACCATGTTCTTGACGAGCCGGTGCAGACTTATACCGG